AAGCACAGATCCTGTGGTCAGACATCGAGTGGTTGGGATTGGGCACAGTCCGTATGGGATTTGTGATCAACGGCAAACTGGTCCCCTGTCACAGTTTTCATCACGCAAACTTGATTACTTCAACCTACATCACCACAGCCAGCCTGCCACTTAGATATGAAATTGTCAATGATGGTGGTATCACATCACCTGCTACACTGAAGCAGGTTTGTAGCACAGTGATTTCAGAAGGCGGTATTGGTCTTTCAGGTAGACAACAAGCGGTTGGGGTTCCCATCACAGCTCCTAGAGATTTAGCAGATAAAGGCGTGTTCTATCCCATAGTCAGTATAAGATTAAAAACAACACCTAATCGACTGGATGCCATAGTGATTCCCACAGCGGCGTCCATTATGGGCGTGGGCAATGGTATTAACTTCAAATGGAGACTTATGGCCGGCGGAACAGTTACAGGCGACACCTGGCTGAGTGCTGGCGACAACAGTGCAGTGGAATACAACATTACTGGCACAGCATACTCAGGTGGCAGGATACTGGCCAGTGGCTACTTGAACAGTAGTAATCAGGGCTCGCCAACCACAGACATTCTCAAAGAAGCACTGTTCAAATTTCAGTTAGAAAGAAACACTTTTACTAATACACCAGAAGTATTCGTACTAGCAGTGACGGCTGCCACTGATGACGAACAGATGTATGGTTCTTTGGACTGGGAAGAAGTTACCAGGTAGCACATTCAATCTCATCCTCATCGACAACTAACGGTTGACAACAGCCAAAATCTTGCTATAATAGATACTGTGGACATAAATATTAACACAGGAAAATAATATGGCATTCAACAGAACATTTAATCAAGAAGAAAAGGCTCGTCTTAAAAAGTTGATAGACGAGGGTATGCAAGTTACTTACGAAATTGAAAACCTCAAAGAAGGTCTACGTGATACTGTGAAAGCAATCGCAGAAGAAATGGACCTCAAACCAGGTGTGCTAAACAAAGCAATTCGTATTGCACACAAAGCCAGTTTCCAAGAAGAATATGACAAGTTCGATGAACTAGAAACTATCCTTGAAACTGTTGGTAGAACACTTTAATTGTATAAGTATATCTGAACTGTTTACATAATAGGAATGGGACGTGAGCAGAGTAGAAATAAATTGCTTACAGTCAGTGGGAACTACTGAACCCCACCTTAACATTGGTAGTGCTTACACAATGTTATGCGACGAAAGGTAAACAGTTCAGTTTTTAATTTGGTATTGCGTCAGCCACAAGTGATGCTCGGAGACAGACACATATGAGTTACGTAGATGCTTTCTATGATAAGCAAAAAGATCTAATTCGCGTAGTAGAGCGAGTAGATGGAAAGCGACATCTTATAGAGCACAAGCCAGAATACAACTTTTATGTCTCCGATCCCAGAGGTTCCCACAGAAGCATATACGGCGAACCAGTTCAAGAAATACGTTGTAAAAATATCAAAGACTTTCGCAAGAATGTTGCTATCAATAAAACAAATAAAACATACGAAAGTGATATTAAACCACTGAACAAAACTATTGCGAAGCATTATCTAAATGCTGAGCCACCCAAACTGCACACAGCCTTTTTTGATATCGAGGTAGACTTTGATCCTGATCGAGGATACAGTTCACCTGAAGATGCTTTCATGGAGATAACATCTGTTGGTGTATACTTGCAGTGGATGGATGCAATGGTGTGTTTAGCAGTACCACCTAAAACACTTAGTTGGGGTCAGGCACAGAACATTGCTAAAGAGCTACCTGAAGTAATACTGTTTAAGACCGAAAAAGAATTACTGCAAACATTCCTCAACCTTATTGAAGATGCAGACATACTAAGCGGATGGAACAGTGAGGGTTATGATATTCCTTACACCATCAATCGTATTATCAAAGTGTTGGGCAAAAGTGAATTACGCAAACTATGTTTGTTTGATCAAATGCCAAGACAAAGAACCTATGAAGCATTTGGCAGTGAACGTGAAACATATGACTTGATTGGTCGTGTACACTTAGACTATATGCAACTGTATCGCAAATACAACTATGAGGAACGACACAGTTACAGACTTGACTACATTGGTGAGATGGAAGTAGGTGAGAAGAAGGTAGCCTATGAAGGTAGTTTAGATAGACTTTACAATCATGACTTCCTCAAGTTCTTAGAATACAATATTCAAGACGTATTGTTGTTAGATAAGTTAGACAAGAAACTACAGTTTATTGATCTTGCTAACACTATTGCACATGATAATACTGTATTACTTCCAACTACAATGGGTGCTGTAGCAACCACGGAACAAGCAATTATTAACGAAGCACACAGACGTGATTACATTGTGCCAGACAGAGACCGCAGTGAGAAAAAGAACACACAGGCGGCTGGTGCCTATGTTGCGTTCCCCAAGAAAGGTTATCATGAATGGGTAGGCAGTATGGACTTGAACAGTCTGTATCCTAGTGTGTTTAGAGCATTAAACATGGCTCCTGAAACCATTGTTGGGCAGTTACGTCAAGACTATACAGAAGAAGAAATTAACAATAAGATGACATTGGAGAAGAAGTCATTTGCAGATTCTTGGTTAGGTAAGTTTGGTAGCAATGAATATGAAATGGTTATGTCTAAAGACGTTAACCACACAATGCATTTAGATATGGAAGATGGCTCAACTGTAGAAGTTACAGGTGCCGATGTTTACAACTTAGTTTTTAATAGTGGGCAACCTTGGAATATCAGTGCCAATGGTACAATATTCAAAACAGACTTCCAAGGTATTGTTCCAGGCTTATTGGAGAGATGGTATGCAGAAAGAAAAGAGTTACAAGCAAACAAAAAGAAAGCAACCACAGATGCCGACATTGCATTTTGGGATAAGCGACAGTTGGTCAAGAAGATTAATCTTAATAGTTTGTATGGTGCTATTCTCAATCCTGGTTGTAGATTCTTTGACAAGAGAATCGGTCAATCCACAACACTTACTGGACGGGCCATTACAAAACACATGGGAGCAGAAACAAACAGAATGCTTACAGGAGTGTACGATCATACTGGCGACACTATAGTATATGGTGATACTGACTCAGTGTACTTTACTGCAACTCCAGCATTAAAAGAAGGACAGACATTAGATATGGAGAGTGCAATTAATTTGTATGATCACATATCAGATACTGTGAGCTCAACATTCCCAAAAATGTTAAAGGAAAGTTTCAACGTACCAACTGACCAAGGTGCTGTTATGCAAGCCGGTAGAGAAGTAGTTGGTAGGTCAGGTTTGTTTATTACCAAGAAGCGATATGCAATCAAGTGTTTGGACATTGAAGGCTATCAACCAGAAGGTGGTAAACTAAAAATTATGGGCATGGATATCAAGCGAAGTGATACGCCTGAATTCATACAAGACTTCTTAGAAGAAGTATTAGATGATGCACTAGAAGGCAAAACTGAAAGCGAAGTTATAGCAAAGATCAGAGACTTCAAGAAGCACTTCCAAGGCCTAGAGCCGTGGTTAAAAGGTATGCCTAAACGTGTAAACAACTTGACGATGTATGGTGAGAAACTTGCCAAACAAAGACGTGTTGAAGCAAATAATTACAAACTAAAACGTCTCACAGACTTAGCACCTGAGAACACAATGATACCAGGGCATGTAAGAGCAAGTATTAATTGGAATGAACTTAAACAGGCTCACGGAGACAACTACAGTATGACTATCATGGACGGACAAAAAGTAATTGTGTGCCGTCTTAAAAATAATCCGATGGGCTATTCCAGCATTGCATATCCAACAGATGAATTGCATATTCCAGAATGGTTTAAGGAGTTGCCCTTTGATACTGAAGCAATGGAGCAGGCAGTATTGGATAAAAAGATTAGTAATGTTTTAGGTGCTATGAATTGGGACTTAAAGCGAATTAACGAGAGTGAGGCCTTACAAGCCTTCTTTGAATTTTAATCGAAAAAAATGGAAAACTTTTTCTTGACTTTTCTAAATAAGAGTGTACAATAGATTTATGCCAGAACATAAACAAATTAGACAAGCATTCTACGAAGCATTAACTGATACAGGTATTGCGGCTGTAGTTAACATACCACTTAACTTTGTGTTAGTATATTTGTGTATTGACGTATGGCAAGTAGGCACAATGTGGACTAGTGTTATAATGACAACTATATTCACAACGTATGCTATCGCACGTAAGACTGTAGTTAGATTATATTTTGAACGTGAAGCAATTAAAAAACAAGCCAAAGTAACTTAAGGAGATAATATGGCGGATAATTATATTAAGGACACATTGAAAGATGTGTTAAGACATACCCACAACTTGGGTATTTTTGAAATGGTAAAGATCAAAGGCACTGTTGAGTCTACTGATATTGAAACCGTGGACGCAGAAAAAACTGTGATCTTGAAAGGTAACACAATTAATCCTGTGCCTGACTTTGTTGATGCAACAGTTGGACTAAGTAGAATGGGTGTGTTAGATGGATACTTAAAGTTTCCAGGCTTTGATGATGAGAACGCAACCGTAAAAGTTGTTACACAAAATCGCAATGACGAAGACGTTCCTGTTGAAGTAGAGTTTGTTAGTGCTGAAGGTACTGATGCACACTATAGATTTATGTTAGCAGATGTTGTTAATCAGCAACTAAAAGACATTAAGTTTAAGGGTGCAGAGTTTGATGTAAACATTGTGCCTAGTGCTAAGATGCTAAAAGATCTCAGTTACTTTAACAGTGTAATTGGTGCATTCGAAACCAACTTCTCTCCACGTACAGAAGACAACAAACTGTATTTCTATATTGGTGATGAGGGCAGTGACAGAACTAAGGTACTTGTTGCTGAAGGTGTTGATGGCGAAATCAAACACGACTTCCGTTGGAACTTAGACATTGTGCTAAAGATTTTACGTTTAGGTGACAACTCAAATGTAGTAATAAGTTTTAATGGACAAGGACTATGCCAAATTGTTGTTGACAGTGGCTTAGGTGTCTACACATATCTATTACCAGCAAGGAGTTAATGAATGGATTTAGGCAAAAGACAACGAGACTATGCAGTATATCTCCCTGCAATTAGTAGTTTCTATGTAAAACAAGTTGACAAGATTATCAACAAAGTTCCTGCAGAAAGTAGAGTGCCTGCAGGATTTGAACATGGTAACGAAGGTCTCGATTTCCTAAAGTCTAAAGATACATATTATCATTACCCTTGGGGTCTTTACTCTGCAGGTCATGCTCACTTAGACATTAATAAAAGTCATGCTGATGAGCCAATGATCCAAGACAGAGATAGAAACACTACAATTATTTTAGGTGACAGTGGCGGTTTCCAAATTGCTACTGGCGTACTTAAACTAGACTGGGCTAACGCAAAGGATCCTAATGATCCTGCTCGAACTGCAATCTGCGAAAAAATACTGCGTTGGCTCGAGCATACAGCAGATTGGAGTATGACACTAGATATTCCGGCATTTGCCGCAGTCGAGCCACTTAGCAGTAAAACTGGGCTTACATCTTTTGACGATACATTAGATATCAGTCTACTAAACTTGGACTACTTTGTTCGTAATCGAGTGCCAGGTGCAACCAAGTTCCTTAATGTAATTAGTGGTACAGATGAGGCCACAAGTAAAACTTGGTATGAAGCAGTTAAGAGCTTCAGTAAGCCACAGTTTACTGCAGAAGCATACGGTGATGCAAACAGAGCATTGGAAGGCTATGCCTTTGCTGGTATTAATATGAAAGACCTCAGTTGCGTCTTGAATAGGCTTTTAGATTTGCGTGAAGATGGATTACTAGAAGGCAAGGATTGGATACACTTCCTTGGTACTGGTAAACTACAATGGGCCTGTTTCCTAACCAGCATTCAAAGAATGTTACGCCAACATGATAACCCAAACATTACTTTGAGTTTCGATGCGGCATCACCGTTTGTGAATACAGCATATGGTCAAACCTATGCACACAATTTCTTTGAGCCAGGTAAGTTTGGTTACTTTATGGATCGTGCATTTGATCAACAACAATTTAAGGGTAGTGAGTTGCCAGCACCATTTGGACATTCACCTGTAATGAGCAGACTCACAATGGGCGACCTGTGTCCATTAGAAGCAGGTGATACAGACAAAAACGGCAAGGCTAAACTTGCAGAAGGACAACCTATCTTAGACAAAGAAGGTAAGCCTAAACTGGATGCTGACGGTAATCCTATGGTAGCAGAACGTGATAGCACTAGTTGGGACACACAAAGTTATTTGTATTACATGGCTCACAGTGTGTTTAATCACATTGATGCAGTACAAGAGGCAAACAGACTAGCAGACGTAGAACGTACTAGGGAACCTGTGCATTATTCACAGTGGAGAAAGCCTAGCAAGAAAAGTAGTAAGGCACAAGAAGTATCTCCATACGTACCAGTAAACTTGTTTTACTTTGATAGTTTTGCAAAGGAAGTATTAGATCCTGCTTGTGAAAACCCAAGAGGACTAATTAAGGACTACAAAGAAATGTTGGATTCATTCAGTGTAGGTGGTGAAGTAGAAGATACTAAAGAGGAAGTATTAAATGAGTTTTTTGAATTTTAAGATTAAGAATCCCTTTAAGAAAAACGTAAAGGTCAACGCCCTAAAAGGCGATGTTACAATGTTTGATAATGCTATTAGACAATGGCATCACGATCGTAATTTAATTAATGGTAGCACTGATAAAGATCAAGTGCTAAAGTTAATGCAAGAACTAGGCGAACTCAGTGATAGTTGCTGTAAAGGCAAAGACATGAGAGACGACTTAGGCGACATGATGGTAGTTATGTTAAACATTATGGAACGCAACGGCTACTCATTAGAAGGCTGTCTTGCACAGGCATATGGCGATATTAAAGATCGCAAAGGTAAAATGGTAGACGGTATTTTTGTTAAGGAAGGCGATCTCTAATGGAAAGAGAAGGTTATACCATAGATACAAAGTTCTTTATTGGCACTGAAGTAGAGCATAGTCCTGCACATGGTCAAAGAACATTGTTTGTTATCGGTACACAACCTTACAAAGAAGTTTTAGCAAGAGCACTTAATAATAATTGTCCACACATTTATTTGGGTGCTAATCAAAGTTTCAGTGTTGACACAGAACATGAAAGTCAAGAATGGGATTTTATGTTAAACAAACTTGTAGTTGATACAGATATTTGGGTAACATTAGACTTTGATGTGAAGTATGCAGAGTGGGTACTGGAAAGTGGTATGACAGAGTATGACACTTTTATACCAATGGTTAGTGTCAAGTTACCTTACATCAATCAGTTCAACTATAATACCACTATCAAGTTAGACGACAAAAATTTCAAAGCAACAAATCCAGGCGTATGGTGTCACAGTTTACATGAACTGCAAACAAGAAAAACATTTACCGACTGGACCAAATACACCAAGGATGAGATTATAGACTAATGGAAGGATTTATATTAGCAGTAGGAATTATTGCAAGTTTTTGGGCAATAGTATCTTTTTTAATTAGTGCAGAAGGTACAAAGGGTATTGCCGACAAACCGTACAAAACAAAAAGCGGAGTAACACACACTGCACGTAAAAGCAGAGAGAAACACATAGTATGAGACAGAACGAAAAACCACATCAAACATTAGCATGGTTTGCTACAGCAATGCTAGTATGTGCGGCATGTTTAGCAAGTTTTGTACCTGCTATGGAGTTGCATCATTATTTTTTTATAACTGCTAACAGTATTTGGACTGCTGTTGGTGTACTTTGGAAAGAACAAACAGTTTGGGTATTAAATGCTAGTTTAACTTTTGTTTATATTTTAGGACTTTTATTATGATGAAAAGCAAATTACATTGGACCACAGTGTTAACAGAACGTGCAATTATTGCATTGATTGGCGTTTGTACTGTTTTTGCCATTGGCGATTACTTATTTGGTATGTGGTTAGCAAGATCTGTTGTGTTAGCAGATTTATTTATGTTGTTTATTTTTGCAGAGGTTGTTGCAATGATAGGAGCATTTTATAACACAGAACGTATTCCTGTAACATTACCAATAATTATTGCAATTACTGCCTTGTGTAGATTAATAGTATTGCACAGTAAAGATATGGAACCCATTGGGCTATTTGCAGAAGCAGGTGCTATTTTAATTTTAGCAGGTGCGGCTTACTTAATGAGTCTAAAAGATAAACTAAGTTTGGAAAAGTTAAAGGTTGACAAAGACTAATACTTATGTATAATATAAATTATGAATATTAATATATCGACATCTAAAGGCAGAACAAAGATAGCAACTGACATAGATTGCGACTTTGAGTCTGAACAAGACTGGCAAGACTTTATGCTAGAGTTGTTTAGTTTTTTACAAGCGGCAGGTGTTGACTTGCCAGAAGAAATTGAAACAGCCTTAGATGAGTTTTATGATTGAGGAGGCGTAATGGCAATATCAGATGAAATGAGAGAACAACTTGAAATGGTTATCCAGTATGGAGACCAAATCAAGGCTATGTACAAAGAACAAGATGACGTTGATTATGAGATTGGTGACTATGATGAACCTATCACAGAACTGTTAGGTCATATGAATCAAGTGATGGAAGAAATTGACGGAGGTTGGTAGTGAGAAGTATTTGGGTAACGTTTAGCAAAGAGGGTATTCACAAGTACCCTGCCGCCTTGGAAGATCCTAAACTAGCAACAGGTGATTGGGACGATGTAAGTTTCTTAGGATACCCACACAGACACATCTTTCACTTTAAGGTGTGGATCGAAGTGTTCCACAACGATAGAGATGTAGAGTTTATACAGTTTAAGAGATGGTTGGAGAGGTTGTATGATAGAGCAACTGTTCAACTAGATTACAAATCATGCGAGATGATCGCTGACGAACTAGCAGAGCATGTACAGGCAATGTACCCTGGTCGCTGGTTGAGGATTTCCGTAGCCGAAGATAATGAAAACGGTTGCGAAATTGAATATCCAGTTGAAGAATTGGATGGTCCGGACTTTGAAGATACTGACGCAATAGCAGATGTATTTGAAAACTTAAAATAGGAGAATAAAATGAGTTCAGAAATACACTTAAAAATTAAAGCCGCAATGGAAACATACTTAGAAGAAAGTGCTAAGTTTGAAGACAAAGGTGTAAAAGCCGCGGCAACTAGAGCACGTGGTGCATTAATGGAATTAACTAAACTTGCAAAAGCAAGACGTGGTGAGATTCAAGACAAAAAGAATGCAATGTAATGGCAGAAGAAAAAGCAAACACTAGTTCAACACCTAAAGTAATCAGCAAAGAAGAGGCCGACAAGATGGACAATTATGTTCAAGGTCTCGAAGATGAGGTAACTCATGTTGTAGATTACGGCGGTGTTGAAGAAGACAAAAGAGGTAGAATTAAGTAATGAGAAAACTGTTTTATATGGGACTAGAGTCCTACGAGGCACGATACACACTTCAGTTACAAGACTGGAATGAACGAGTATTCAAACGCAGAGGTATTGATTATGAGATCATCACAGGCGAAGAGCTGGATAACAGCAAGGCTATTGTAACAGGCAGTGTGTTAGATGCACATGGACGTTCCTATTACAGTTTATCACAAACAATGAACCTCGTCCAAAAGATGAAGAATGGTGAACTAACCAGCGATGATGTTATCTTCTATGAAGATATGTTTACACCTGGTATTGAATGTTTGCCGTACATCATGGATCAGTCGCCACCAGAATACAGACCCAAAGTGTATTTGCGTTTCCTTGCACAAACTACTGACCCAGATGACTTCTTAATCAGAGAAGGCATGTTCCACTGGATGCGTAAGTATGAGGAAATGGTAGATCATGTTGTAAGTGGTATTATGGTAGCGAATGAAGAGTTTGCGGCACACTTGCGTATTGCTGGATTATTAGCACCTATCTATGTAACTGGCTTGCCATATGGTAAAGAAGAAGTACAAGGTAGAGTTGATCACAGTAAACCATTGCATGAAAGAAAGAAACGTGTTGCCTTTGCCGCACGTTGGGATGACGAGAAGCAACCTAACTTCTATATGGATCTTGCAGAAGCATATTGGAAGATTGACCCAGAAGTAGAGTTTGCAGTATTTTGCGGACACCCAGAACTAAAGAGCAACAGGCAAGAGTATGTTGATAGGGCATTGTCCTATGAAGGTGGTCACAACAGACTCGGTGATGCAAACTTCAAAGTCTACACAGGCTTGAAGAAAAATGACTACTATAATTTACTTGCAGACAGTCAGGTGCTGTTCAATTGTGCATTGCAGGATTGGACCAGCAACACTGTGAGTGAAGCGGATACTATGGGGGCATTAACACTGTTTCCTGCTTACAGAAGTTTTCCAGAAGTATTTGCAAACAACCATAACCATTTGTATACTCCTTGGAGTATTGATGATGCAGTAAACAAATTGCAGAATATGTTTGCTAATATCGAAGCCAAAGATTACAGTGGTTATAACTTAGGAAAAATATCAGACTATCAGAATGGTACTATTGACAGAACATTAGATATCATGATGGGCAACGGAGAGCAGTATGCAAGGAATAATTGGGACTTCCGTAGACATGTTGCTATAAACAAATATGAGTGAAGCAAAAACAATTTTAGTAACAGGAGGTAGCGGTTACATTGGTGGACAAGTTTGTCGACTGCTTGTAGACGCAGGCCATAATGTTATTAACGTAGACAGGCGTAAAAGTGATATACCTGGTGTTACACTGTATCCTTTTGATATAGATAACCACCAATTGAAAGGTGTTATTCAACTTACAAAACCAAATACAATTATGCACTTCGCCGCTGATCACGAAGTTGGTCGTAGCATGAGTGAACCAGGAGTGTTCTATTGGAACAATGTGGCTAACACTATTGCACTGTTAAATCATGCAGTAGAAGCCGGCGTAGAAAATTTTATATTCAGTAGTTCAAGTTCAGTGTATGGAGATATAGATACATTTCCAACCACCGAAAGCACACCAAAGTCACCTGTTAGTTCTTATGGACTAAGCAAAAGCATTATTGAAGATATATTACCAGACTATAAACGTGCATACGGACTTAACTATGCCGCATTGAGATACTTCAATGCCGCTGGTGCATCTCCAGATAACACACACGGTTACAAACAAGAGAAGGCTTCTCACATTGTCCCAATCATCAGCAGAAAGATTCTTGCAGGTGAAAATGTAGAAGTGTTTGGTAACGACTATGACACAGCAGATGGTACATGCGAACGTGACTACACTCACATGTTTGACATTGCCACAGCACACTTAGCCGCTGATAACTACTTGTCTGATGGTGGTGAAAGCGATATATTTAACATTGGTGCTGGTAACAGCATGAGTGTTTTACAAGTAATAAACGCATTTGAAAGAGTGCTAGACACCACAGTACATTATGAATTTGTACCAAGACGTGATGGCGATGCACCTAAGACTTTTGCAGATAACACAAAGGCTCGTGAAGCATTTGGTTGGGAACCAATATATGGTCTCGATGATATTGTTGCACATGGCCATGCATGGGAAGAAAAAAACTTTAAGAAATGAACAATTACGAATACATAAACAATGACTTAATGGATACATACTACAAGTCTATTATACAACAAATGGCTAAGGACGGATACAAACCTGATGTTGTAGTTGGCTTGGTACGTGGTGGTGCTGATATGGCCGCAAAGTTTAGTCATTATTTTGGTGTACCATGCGAAATGATCAAATGGCAAATGCGTGATGGAACACATGGTAATCCTGTACCAGAAGTAGAGTCAGGTAAACTAATGACCATATTGACTAGAGCAGAATGGAAACATGGTAATGTATTATTTGTTGATGACATCTGTGACAGTGGCAAATCACTAGAAATGATTGATCAGCAAATTGCGGCATCAAAGTTTTTAGGTAATGTAACTTATGCAGTGTGCATAGAAAACATAGACAACGATATGGAAATAGACTACAGTGCTAGACAAATCAGTAGGAATGTCGATGAACAATGGTTTGTGTTTCCATGTGAAAGTTGGTGGCTTTAGACAAGAAAAATCAATTAGTTCTTGACTTTTTATCTAAATACACTTATAATTAATAGACATCCTCGTCTATAACTCGGAGAAAACTTAATGAAGAAACATGAAGAAGTAAAACAAAAACTGCAACAAAGCAATTCCAGATTCTGGGCAGGCGATAATATATCCCATGTGTTAGAACCCGGAGACAAAGAACAACTTATAGAAGAGGCAACTGTAGCATTTGAAAATGTGCTAGATACTCTTTGCATTGATAGGGATAATGACCCTAACAGTCATAACACAGGCAGACGTCTTGCTAAAATGTATATCAATGAACTGATGTCAGGACGTTATGACCCTATTCCTGCCGCAACTGCATTTCCTAACGACACCGAAGATCGTTATGAGGGTATGTTGGTTGTACGTAGTGAACTTACCAGTATGTGCTCACACCATCATCAAATAGTTAAAGGTGTTGCATACATTGGTATTATCGCCGCAGACAAATTGATTGGTTTAAGTAAGTACACAAGGATTGCACAATGGTGTGCGGCCAGAGGTACACTACAAGAAGAACTAGCAAATGATATTGCTAGAGAAATTCAGAAGGCAACTGGTGCAGAACACTTGGGTGTTTATGTACAAGCAACACACGGTTGTGTAGAGAACAGAGGTGTTAAAGCACACAGTTCACTTACACAAACAACTGTATTAAAAGGTGCATTCTTTGATGATCCTGCAACTAAGAAAGAGTTCATGGATAATATTAAACTTCAACAATCATATGCGTGTGATAGATAATGTCAATTAGTCCAAGAGGTCCAAGAAACATACTTGTTATTGATCGTAATTGCGTACCAATAAATGAGATTGTTAATCATGTTGTAAATCAACGAGACATAGATGCAGTTATGTCTAAATACAATGTAGATTCTAATGAAGTATTTGATGCAATTAGTTGTTGGTGTGATATGCGTGAACCAACTGAACATGACTTTGTTAAATTTCAAACATCATTCTCTAATACAGGAATGCTTGATGTAGAAACCACTGGCATTAGTGATTGGATGATGTTGAGTTGTATATCATTTGGCAAAGACTATTTGCCTAACGAAATAGACTTATCCTTTTTATATGGATGGGGACTTGGTGAATTATTAATACAAGCAATGAGCGACATCAAAAACGGTACAAAGGATTATGAGGCTAGTGCATTGCACGAATCTGTTCTTGTTGCATTTGAAAACAGTTATAAAAAAGTAACACCTGAGAATGCTGAAGAAATGATTCACAGTATAGAATTAGAAAGAAGTCAAGGGGAGGTAAGGCATTGAGCAACGTACCAATAAGATACTCTGAGACATTCTATTCAGCACAAGGCGAAGGCAACTACATTGGTATACCAAGTTTATGGATGCGTTTCTTTTTGTGCAACCTGCAGTGTCATGGCTTTGGGCAAGAAGATCCAACTAATCCTGACACATACGAATTACCTTTTGAAGAGATTGATATTTCTAATATAACAGATGTACGTGAACTTCCTGTGTTTGACAAAGGCTGTGATAGTTCATACACATGGAGCAGAAAGTATAGACATCTGATAACAAACAGAAGTATCAAAGAAGGAGTAGATGAGCTTACCGAACTACTGCCGCATGGCAAGTTCCAGAACCCTGTTACCAAACAATGGGTACACATGGTGTTTACTGGTGGTGAGCCTCTACTTCACCCTACACAACCTGGCATAATTGGTGTGCTAGATGAATTCAAAGCACGTGATAACTTTCCCAATAATGTAACTGTTGAAACAAATGGTACACGTGAGCTCAGCGACGAACTGTTCTATTACATACAGAACAACTTCACTGACGTAAGTGGCAGAGAATGGTTTTGGAGTCTAAGTCCTAAACTGTGGAGTACTGCTGGAGAAAAACGCAAAAGAGCTATCAAACCTGACTTTGTTGGTAAGTATGCAAAGTGTACACCGCATGGTCAATTAAAGTATGTGGTAAACGGAAGTGAGGAAAGTTGGCGTGAAGTCGAAGAGAATACAAAAGCATTTCGTGATGCTGGTTGCGATTACCCTGTTTGGATCATGGGCGTCGGCGGAACCCTCGAAGGCCTCAAGGTCACCGAAGCGGATATTGCCGATGAGGCCATTGCAAGAGGATATTATTATTCCAGCCGTGTGCATGTTCACATATACGGTAATGCTATAGGGAAGTGATGTTTGAGTATATTGAGAATGTATTTGATGAAACAATACTTAATCGCTACTACAAAAAGTATTTCAAAATACTAGATAGCGATCTCAGTAGTCATGACATTTGGGCAGACAGTGCAACTAAGAACAAAACACTACCTGAATGTTTTACCAGCAACTTAACAAAACAAGAACGTTATGAGTTGATAGAGTATTTGTATTCTACACCAACTTCACCTTTCTACCAAGACAACCGAATACGTAATTGTGATGTAGCAATACAAAAACTGCTACCAAATTGTAGCATACCAAAACACTCAGACACTTGTATAGGCAGTATGACGGTGTTTATGAACAAAGAGTATGACTCTTTTAATGGTGGAAAGTTTGTTTGGTATGACTCTGAAGTTGAAAAAGTGTCATACTCTGTGATACCAAAATGGAACTGTGCCGTATGGAGTTATAACAGCGGTATAGAGCATGAGGTAACTACAGTAAACAAGCATAATAGAATCACAATGCAATTTTTTATATGGGACAATAAAAAAGATGCAAAGGTACAGGTCAAATAAATGGTTGACATTGGCCAGAAAAATAGTATAATATATAAGACTAGGAGAACCTATGGCAAAGAAATTACTACCCTTTCATATGTCGCCCAAGAGTTGGGGTAAGAAAGGCAAAGACAGAGAGATTGCAGAAGCAGAATATAATCTCGAAGGCGAGAAACTACAGTTTGAATTAAACAAAATAGAAAGCAAGTACGACAGGCTAGAAGCAGATAAAATGGGCGAGCCTTATGTGAATGTTATTAGAATGGGCATTGATCCTGAGAATGTTGTGCAAGGTTATTTTGAATTAGACTGGAATGATGCATTTGTTGCAATGCTACAAGAGAAAGGTATTACTGGTCAAAGCGATGAAGATGTTGTGAACAAATGGTTTAATGCTGTTTGTAGAACAGTGTTATTACAAGAACAAGCAGACTATGATTATGGTATGCAAACAGGACAGAGAGACGATGTCATCAGGACAACAGACGCTAGACCAGAAAGCAAAGACTAAACTTGCAGTTCTAGTTCAAAAACTAGACGCGGTTGTTAACGAAGCAATAGAAGATATGGACACCAAAGAAGTTACATATATTCTAGAAAACTTCAAACAACATCTCAAATATGATGTGGGAAGAAACTTTGAGGAACGCAGGGTAGAGGACTTAAAGAAAAGTCCCTTTGATGATATACTAGGAGATATATGAACAGCAAAATTACATGGGCAGAATTAGCTCTAACTACTCCCAAAAATATTGCACAAGGTGTAAATGTTTATACATCAAAATGTGGTGGCACACCTATTAAACAAATTGTAATGAGTGCAATAACTGACATTACATTTACTAGTGACTGCTTGGTATTACCTTTACAGGCTATGGGCAGTTTAGAATATGATGGCACTACATCTCAAATGATGATGGGAGAAATACATAGCATTAAAGGCGGTACTGTTTATCGACCTAATATGGCTTTTTCAACACTTATTATACTTGGAGGCGGAGATGTCACTGGATAACTTAACTTATTCATATCATATTGTTCATTACGATAAAACTGAAATGTGGCGTGTTGTTGCTATGAATACAGTATCAAAAATTGTCAATGAGAGAACATTTAAGACAGAAGAAGAATGTAAAAAATTTATTAAGGAACAAAGTAATGGCTAACTATATACTTGTTGATAGTTTGAATATGTTTATGCGAGCCAAGCACGTAGGTGGTGGCAAAGATATTGACATGCGTGTTGGTATGGCAATGCATATCATGTTTAACAGTATTAAGAAGTGTTGGAAAGACTTCAATGGCGATCATGTAGTCTTTTGTTTAGAAGGACGTAGTTGGCGTAAAGACTTTTACCCACCTTACAAAGCAAACAGAAAGGTAGTTGCAGACAAACGCAGTCCACGTGAAATTGAAGACGATGAAATGTTCTTTGAAGCATACGATGATATGATTACATTCTTTGCAGAAAAAACTAATTGCAGTGTAATACGTTGTCCTAATGCAGAAGCAGACGACTTAATTGCTACTTGGGTGCAACAACATCCTAACGATAATCATATTATTGTAAGTACTGACAGCGACTTTTATCAGCTCATAGCACCTAATGTAACGCAGTACAACGGCACTACTGATCAAATTGTTACTCTAGGCGGCTTTCTTAATGCTAAAACAATGGAAAGAGTAATAGATAAAAAGACTGGAAAAGAAAAAGAATTACCTGACCCACAGTGGTTGCTGTTTGAGAAATGTATCAGAGGTGATAGCAGTGATAATGTATTCAGTGCATACCCTGGTGCTAGAAAGAAAGGCAGTAAAAATAAAACTGGTATGCAAGAAGCATACGAAGATAAAGAGCGAGGTGGTTTCAACTATAATAACTTCATGTTGCAGAGGTGGGTCGACCACGATGAAGTTGAACATAGAGTGAAAGATGATTACGAACGCAATCGCACACTGATCGATCTCACTCAGCAACCCGATGATATTAAAGAAGCATGTATAAATATTGTCACAGAAGCAAAGGAGTCTGAGCCCACAAACAATGTTGGTATACACTTTATGAAGTTTTGTAACAAATGGAACTTAACAAGACTGAGTGAAGCACCTACAGAATTTGGTGAGATATTTAGCAAACAAATAACATAGGTAAAAAATGGATTTAGGAAGATGGATAAACAACTGGAGAATTTGGTCACCTAAAGTGCCCAAAATTGATGATGTAGAAGAACCTAAAGTTATAGACGTCATGGAAGGCGATGTTGACCCTGAAGAAGTAACTTTAGAAAATGCATATAAAACGAGGTGGATATGGTATCACACAATACTCGCAATAGAAATACTATTGACGAACGTGCTGTTAATAGCAATACTGGCGATACTAGCGATCAAACTGTAGAATGGAGTGACGCTGATAAGGCGTTGTGGATACTACAGAATGGTCAACCTAAGTATGCTGAGATATTCGAAAGAGTAGATGAC